CTTCGTTCCCTGCGGCCTGTCCGCATTAGTCTTGCGGCCAAACCTATCATAAGTTTCCCCCAAGTCAAAACGCTGCTTTGCCAAAGCCTCTAAGTGGCTGTGGTTGACCCTGTGTTCCTTCTCCACCCGCTGCTCCACAAGGTGCGTTTCTATGCGCTCACGAGCCCGTGTTTGAGCGTGTATGTCACTGCCTACATTAAAAGGCATATTTTGACTTACACCCCGAACGCCATCTGCCATTAGATTTTTCCTTGTTTCGCTAAAATGACAACAACAGTGATCCCCAACATTATTGCTACAATAATCGTAGAACCTCCATAAATAACTATACGCTCAACCATCTTTGCTTTGCGCTTCCGCTCTGCTTCTGCTTTTGCCTTGCGGTCTTTCCTAGCTTGTACACGTATAGCTTGCAATTCGCCCCACGCACTAAAACCTCTGGTTGAAATAACAATCTGACGAAGCTCCTCCTCCGCATCTTTGGCCCTTTGTAAATTCACAAACGTCTCCATCGCATTTTCATCCGATCCTGAGAACAAGCTGTTTTTCTTTTTTTCATGGGCAGCGCGTAAATCATCCACCCCGTCAAAAAATTCACCAATTTGCTTGGTTACATTAACGAGTTCCCTGCCTGCGGAAACCGCGGATTTTACCGCCGCGAATGCTGTAAATGGATCCATCATGTTACACGAAAGCTCCTTGGACAATAATACTCGGGGCTAACGCGGTACACACGTTTGGGGTACTCGTTACGACACTGGTAGTGACACGCTTTATAGAACCAGCTACCGTACCCGTTCACAAAAACGTGCCCGTATCCTACGAATACAAGCACACACAACACTAGAACACTCCGACAAACCTCTGAGGTCGGGCTATCGGACTAAACCTTTTATTAACCGTACCGCCAGAAGAATATTTACGTTTACCCGCTTTGCTTAAAGCAATAGCAACCGCCTGTTTTTGCGGTTTTCCAGCAGCCATTTCTGTCTTGATGTTTTGACTGACAACACCTTGTGATTTGCCTGATTTTAAGGGCATTATCCCCTCCGTTGCATAGCCATTTGCTGGATCTCAGCATTAACAGCAATCCGCTCTCTGTTAACCGCATTGCGGTCATCGGCAATCTCTTCCTGCAAGTCCATGCGAGCGTTGTCTAAACGATCACGCTGCTCGACCTTGTTCATCTCTAACTCAAGTTTAGCAGCATCATTCACGGCATCCTGCCCTTGTTTCTGCTTACGCAACTCTAGCTCCTGCATCCGAATAGCTACTAACGGATCAGGCTCGTTCGGGTTCTCAGGCATTAAACGAGCCATTACGTCCGCCATAATCTTCTGTTGGTACAGTACGACTAGGTTCTCAACTTCCTGTTGATTCTGCAAGTCTTGCTGCAATTGTTTTTCATACTCTTGCACCGATCCTTGGCTGACCGCGCCTACATTTGCCATCATCTTAGCCCCGCTTAACGCTTGCTTGACCTCGTCCATAGCCTGCTTCTTCGCAAGCATACTGACGTGCTCCTGAATATGAGACATAAACGATCCCATGATCTGTGGAGACGTTGCCACGATAGGCGTCTTCATAAACATAATGTGGATCTCGATGTGTACTTCGTGATTCTGCTCTGGGAATGCGCGTAGAATTTCGCCCATAAGAGCTTTGGCATTCTCCATGGCGGGATCCATCGGTTGAGGTTCTTGGGGTGGGGGCAAGATCTCATCAATGTTCTGGACCTCAAGCGCTTGGTACATCCTACGGTATGCAGCGTGAAGGTTGTGCATCTGTGGATTAGACTGAGCCAGTTGGAGTTGAGTCTGAGCCAGCGTAACGCGTTGCGCCATGGAGAATATGTTCGGATCACTGACAGGCAAGACATCAATCTTGTCGTCGAAATCCTGTTGCTTAATCGCAGCCGAACCACCCGCAACCTCATATGGGTATTCAGGAGGCATGTTTTCTTTAAAAATGCGAGCTAATAAACGAAACTCAGTCTTTTGCGAATAGTGCAAACGTTTGTGGATCGCGGACATAACCTTCATGCCACGTTCCAACATCGCTACTGTCGTACCAACAGGCGTTTCTCCGCTCATGTTGTTTATTTGCTGATCAGCGATAGAAATGAACCTACGTCCATCCTCGATCAAACCACCCAGCAGTTGCGCCAAAGTCCCCGAAGGTTCTTTGTATGGCAATGGGATTAATGAGTCCCGTATGTTGCCACCGGGCGCATCTATGTCCCGCCATTCCCCGGGCTGCAAAGGCTCATCATCGTTCCGAACCCGAACCCCTCTCGCCTTGAATCCTGCTGGGAGATTCGCCAAAGTTCCCGCATCAATAAGTTGACGCAAGATACTTGTAGCGGCACGACCAAGGCCCCCTATCATGTGGATCAAACCAAAACCGTAAAACCCTAGACCCGGTAGAAACTTGTAATGCACAAAATACGGACGCTTCTTACGAAGTGGATCCATCTCTGCATAGTTCCTGCGGATAGCTAAGATCTGATTACTGTCTTTGTCTATCGTCACAATATAAGGGAGCTTGATACCCGTGGGCTCGCCCATGGGATCTGCATCCTCAAAGCCTTCAATGTCGAGATCACAGTGCATCTCTAAAATAGTTCGGATATCGTCTGTGTAGCCCCGTGAGATGCCTTGTAGTTTATTTACCTTCTGATCCACCTCATCTTCGTCTGGGTCTCCAGAGCCTGATAAATCAACGTCCATGTACGCACCAGATACTTGCATCTTACGCACATCGTTATCGGTCATCTTTAAAACGTGTGTCACACGAGGAGCCGTCGCCAAATCAGTAGCAGAATACGACACCACTAAATCTTGTGCAGGTAAAAACTCTGCTACAGCGCGACCTTTCAACGGATCAAAATACACTTTCTTAAAGGTCGAACCAGACAAGGGAAGGTAAAACAGCATCTGATCCATGCCCGGATCATACTCTTCCATCTCTTCCATGATCTGGTAATTCATGTAATGCTTGACGCGCTGGGCCTGATCCTCGCGCTTCTGGTCCTGTAAACCAATAACTTGAGTGCGAACTGGACCTCCAGCAGGGAGCATTTCCTTGTACGCCTGCGCTTGGAACTGCGTAACGCTTTCAGTAATTAACGGGTGCGTAACCCCACTAGCGCCTTCAAACGGCTGAGACCGCTCTTCAGAGTTGATACCAAGAAGGTCCAAACCTTTTGTATAAGTTTCTTCCCACTCACTACGAGAGTCGTAATCCTCTTCATAGAGGCCCACAAGCTCGCTACTAATTTCCCCAAGAACGCCATCATCTAAAAACTCCGCAAGGTTAGCGTCGTGATCAATTATCTCAACCTCAACGTCCTGATCTTCCATTTCAGACATGGCTTGCACAATCGCTCCGCCTTGCCCGTCGTCAATTACCTCGGCACCCCCAGTGAAATCTACTGGGCTGGGCACGTCCACTTCGACATCAGGAAGACCCTCTGTGCTGTCTAAGTCTAGGCCCGGTACAACCATGTTTGGTGGTAATGCCATCAGTAATACTCCCGTTTACGAGGTGCGTACAAGCTATCCTCTTCCTCTTCTCCCCGCAAAGAAAGAAACCCTCCTTGCCGAAAGCGCATCAGTGCCAACGTCATACTATCACAAAAGTCATCGTGATCGCCATTAGGAAATGAAACTACTTCTTCCACCACCTCGTCCGCAAATTTTTCATGCATAGGTGCCCACACTATTCCCGCTTCAAACAACGGAGCGACCATGTGCATTCTCGTTACCTTATCATTTCCCTTGCCCGGTGAAAAGCCCAGCGCTGGAATACCGCGAAGCCGCAACTCGTCAATGAGCGGTGTACCCGTCGCTTTCGCTTCGACCACAACCATGTCTGGCTCCCAGTATTCGTGCTCTTCATAGGCAATCTCCTTTAGTTCAGGAAAGTTCCAACGCCCCCTTCGGGCGTCCATAAGTATGATGTTGTCAGGGCCACCGTCGTCAGGAGTAAATACTCCCCACGTTGTTATGGCAGAGTAGTCTGCGGTTTCTTTTTTAGAGAACGCGGTGTCGTATGCCTGCACAATATACTTGATCGCGGGTATCTGCTCTCGATCCCAGTCTTGCCACCACTCGCGTTTTACAATCGCACTCTCAGATGCCGTGGGGTTCTGCTGCCACTGAGCGTTCCACTTACCCACAGGCAAAGAGGCTTTGATCGACAGTAGCGCCGACTTCTCCCAAAACTCAGGCCACAACGGCTTATCGCTGGGTAGAATTGCAGGGAACTCAACAACCTCCCACTGATCCGCCATCACATCGCCGCCTTGTGCAGCCATCAAACGACCAGTCAAATCTTTCTTACCCCAGCGCGTCATAACTAAGATAATAGCCCCACCCGGCTGCAAACGCTGTCGAGGACCAGATGTGTACCACTCATACGCGTTATCAAACGCACTTTCACTCAAGGCGTCCTGTTCCGAGTGAGGGTCATCAATTATAAAAAGATCCGCACCACGGCCCGTAACCGCCGCGCCAACACCCGCAGCGAAGTATTCCCCGCCCTTGTCCGTCTGCCACTTACCCGCACCCTTGTTGTCTTCCTTCAAATTCGTATCAGGAAAAATCTCTTTGTACGCAGGATCGTCGATTAAGTCCCGAACCTTACGACCAAACCTAACCGCAAGCTCCGTGTTGTGCGTAGCCTGAATGATCTTGAGCTTTGGGTTGCGGCCCAAAAACCACGCAGGCATCAAGAAACTAGCAAACTCTGACTTAGAGTGCCGCGGGGGCATATTAATTATAAGCCGCTTGAGTTCCCCTCGTGCAACGCGTTCAAGTTTTTCGGAGATCACCCGATGGTGACGACCCTCGATAAAATTCTCATACACATGATGCGCAAACGGCATGAACTTTTCCGACGCTACTTCGCGCAAGTCCAGCTTCTTCTTCGCTTCCGTAAGCGATAGAATTTCTTTCAACGCTTCTTCCGGAAGAGCCTGTAAGTTCATGACATCATATTCTGTGGGCGTCTCTGATACGGAGTTCCGTACATAAACGGATACATCTGCTGGTCTCTCAGTGCCGCCTCAGTGCCCATAACACCCTGTTGAGCGGGTCTAGGCTGTCCGAAGTTAGGGGGCAACTGTGTAGGCTGTGTCAGCGCCTGCCCTGTGGGTCTAGCCATAGGCTGGTCTAACGCAGAGGGTAAACGTACAAAAGGAACCTTCCCCGGCGCTGTGGGCGCGGCTGGTGTCGTAGACGCAGGGTCTACTCCTACAGCTTCCGCTGAAACCGGAGACGGGCTGTCATCTCTATCTCGACTTGGCTCGGGCACAGGAGTTGGTTTGATTAAATCAGATCCAAGCCCCTGATAATCCGCCATCCGATCTCCAGAGTACCGAAGAGGACTCCCTGATGCGTCTAACCCCAAAGAACCGACCAACTGGTCGTTCTCGTCGTACACCGGAACATACTGCGCAGCATCGGCACCTTTAAACAAATCCGTTCCAAACAAACCTTTTGTCTGGTAGTTTTCCTGTTGCAGCAATTGTTCCGCAACCTTGCGGTCTTCCGCAGCACCTAGATACTGTGATGCTCCGTACAGCAAACCAGCGCCGGGAATGACCGCTCCCAACAAACCACCAATGACCATATCTTTTGTGTTCATTGGATCATACTGTGATTGTGACATCGCAGTTAATTGGTCCGTGTTTAGCGACTCTATTCCCCCAACATATCCATACTTACGAGCGTCTTGGGCCGCTTGACCCGGCGTTGTTCTTGGCTGCACCTTTGCCAATTCAGCAGCCCGAGTATCACCAACAACCCTGCGAGCCTCTTCTTGCGAACTACCACCAGAAGAAGTCCCGAAGTTCCCTGAGTATGTAGATGCTCCAGAACCTTTACTCGCAATATTCAACGATGCCCCAGCTTGGATGTTGTTAGCGTTACTGATCTGTGGATTGGACGCCATGATCTCCGCAACAGATGTGTTATTCTTTTCAGCTATCTCGCTGAGTGTGTCTCCACTCTGAATTGTATATGCCATTATTTTCTACCTAATCCGCCTATACCCTGATTTATAACAGGTTGAGGCTGTTGTGGGAAGGGTGGTCGTACAACGGGTTGTTGTGGGTTAAATGCAGGCGCTTCAGGCATTTCCATCTCATATGGATTAAAAGGACCAGCCGAAGTAGGCATTGTGACATATGAGCCCAAAGGACGACCTGTCGAACCAAAACTTAAAATAGGTTGACCAAACTGATCCAACTCCACAGCAGGGCCCCCAGCAATCGGGGTCGCATCGTCCCGAGTAAACGGATCAAACCGTGGGGCCTCGTACACTGGTTGAGTAGGAGGCGGCTGATACGCAGTGGCTGGCGGCTGATATGGCTGCTGTGCTTGTGCTTGTGGCTGCACTGTCCCCGTCCCGGGAGGACCGTAGTCAGGATAAGTGACCTCGTCCTCTTCTCCACCAACAGGCCCCGCTCCAAACGGCACATACGCCGCCGACCTACGAGCATCCGTTATACGAGCCAACTCCGATTGCTCAAACCGTGTTTGCTGCACCTCGTTTACCAACGCTTGCGCGTTATCCGCTGTGTATCCTCGTGTGACCAAGTCCGCAACCAATGCATCCTCCGCAACGTTCTGGTCTAGCTGCGTGTTGATATAAGTTGTGGCCCCTTGCGCAAAGTCTAGCTGCGTTTGCGTAATATCAAATGCCGACGTTACCTCACCTAGCTGCGTCTCAAGCGATGCCGCGTTGGCCTGCTCTTCTGCCAAAGTCTGCTCTAACGCTGCGCGTTGCTCTTCTGTTAACTGCTGTAATGCTTGGCTATCGCCCAACTGAGACTCCAGACCCAGAATATTCTCTTGTGCCGTGGTTAAATTACCCTGCAAGGTTTCCGTAAGCGTCGTGCTCGCAGTTAACTCTGCTTTCGTTTCATTAAGCTGCTTCTCAATGTTATTGCGCTCTGTTGTTCGAGAACCCAATTGGTCTGTAAGGATTTGCACATCATTCTGTGACGTTGTTAGATCGTTTTGTAAATCTAGTTTCTCAGCGTCAGTAAGCTCTTGTAACGCAGTGGCATCCGTTAACGTTTCTTTTAACGAATCCACATTTGCCTGCGCCGTATCTAATTGATTTTCAAGAGTTTTTATCTCCACGTTAGACGCGTCCAAATTAGTTTGCAGCGTGTTGGCTAACTTTACCGTGTTGCTTAACGTAGTTTTTGTATCGTTCAAACTAACTTGAAGGTTGTCTCTTTCCTTAGTGCGAGCCGACAAATTTTCATTAAGGGCTCGTGCATTTTCCCGCGCCGTGTCTAAATTAGCAGCAATCGTATCTTTTTCCGTCTGTGTGGCAGTCAACGAGTTGTTCGCGGCCTCTAGTTGACCTTCCAAGGCCGTTACTGATTCATTCGCAGTTCCCAACTGCTGGTTCAAACTGCCAATGTCCTGATTAGCTGTGCTTAAATCCGTAGTCAGCGTGGTAATCGCCTCGGCTTGGTTGCCAATTGTTGTTTCCTGAGTACCAATTGTGGACTGTGCCGCCGTGAGATCCGCCTGTAACGTGTCACGCTGTCCCTCTAGCGTAGTAATATCCGATAGCAGAGACGTGGCTTCCTTCTTAGCCGCATCCAACTGTTCAGCCAGCGCAGCTTTCTGCTCCACCGTTGCCGTCTGAGAGTTTTGCGCGGCCTCCAACTGATTGGACAAGCTCGAAACGTCGTTCGTCGCAGTAGTGAGTTGCCCCTGCAAACTTTCAATCGTAGCGTTTGCGGTATCGACTTCCAACCCCAAGGATGCAATCGACTCGGAACTAGATTCTTGCAGATTAGAGAGATCACTTTCCGCGGAAGTCAGTTTTTTCTGTAACTCGTTCTTCGCAGCCTCTTCTATACCCAAGGAATCCGATAACGTCTGCACCTCAAGGTTCGCAGCCTCTAGCGATGCCTCGGCGGCGGCTAGATCTGCGTCCGATATGGTTTGATTTTCTTTTTGGGACGCAATTTCTTTCTCCAACGCCGTAACATCAGCCATAGTTTCGTTTAGCTCAGTCGTCATACTACTAATAGTGCTGTTTGCGGTCTGTAGTTGCGTGTTTAAGTTTTCCGCTAACGCCGCACTAGACCCCGATGCCTCTAATGCAGCGGTTAAATTCGTGTTCGCCGTGCCCAATTCGGTGGTTAAGGTCGCAACTTCCTTGGTTAACGTCTCTTTCTGGGTCGTTAAGTCAGTGACTTGTGTGTTAGCCGCAGTTAGTTGTGCAGTAGCTGTTTCTAATTGTGTGTTACTTGAGGTCAGGGCCTCCTGAAGGTTGTCTCGCTCCGTTGTCCGCTCGTCCAACGTACCCTGTAGACTATCCCGCTCGCCTATCGCCGTGCTTAAATCGCCATCCAGCCCAGTCTTGGCGTCTTCCAAAGCCTTAATTTCCGAGTTTAGGTCCGCAATCGTCTCCGCGCTGGTCTCTGCGTTAGCCGAAGCCGTGTCTAACTCGCCCTGTTTGGCTAATACAGCGTCCGCCGCCGCCTTAACGTCTGCTTCTAGCCCCGTAATCTCTTCGTTCTTAAACTCGATGTCATTAGTTAACTTCGTAACCACGTCATTCGCCGCTGTAGACGCGGCTTCCGCAGTCGCTACTTCCGCGTTCAACCCCTCTATCGCAGTATTAAGGGTCGAAACCTTATCATTCGCAGAATCAAGGCTAGATTGTAGATCCGTAATCGTGGTGTTAGCAGAATCAAGGTCCGAGGTCAGAGTTGTAACGGTCTGTTCCGCAGTCGCACGGGCCCCGGTCTGCGCTTCAAGCGCTGTTTGCGTTTCACCAAGCGTCTTTTCTACACCCGCAAGCTCCTCCTTCTTAGCAGAAAGCTCCCCGCTTAACTGTTCCTGCTTGGCTATCGCCGTAGACGCAGCCTCAGAGTCCAAATCACGGTTCTTTGTCATCTCAACTAAGTCTGCTTCAACCGCGGATAGCTCGTTCGTTAGGGATGTAACCTCAGATTGCAACGAAGTCTGACTGCCCGTTAAATCCCGAACCTCTTTAATCTGATCCGCAAACATCGCGTCGTTGTATACAGACAAATCAGAGTCCAAATACTCAGCGTAATTACCAAGATCCTGCATCGAAACGCCAAAGTCTTCTTCCGCCTTGAGCATCGTATCCAGATCAATGTAACCCTTGGTCAAGTAATCGCCCAGAAGACGCTTCTCCCATGCCGCATCCGAAGCCGTGATCTGCTGGTAGTGCTCGTTAATCTCAAACGGACTGACCCCAAACTCCTGCTCAACCTGCTTCGCCAAGTCCATGTCAATCGAACCAGTCAAATAAAACGCCTCATCCAACTGCGTCTTCCACTCAGGCTTCGTAGCCACAACCGTCTCTTCAGTCGTGGTCTCCGGATCAGTAACACTGTACACAGACGAATTGTCCGCAACGTAAACCTTACCACTGTCGTTATCTATAACACCGTCGTACCCAGATTCCGCAACCTTCTTTACGTCCGCACCAGTCAAAGTAACGTTGCCGTTCTGCTGAAACTCGCTGATCAACGCATCTGCCCGACTAGATCCAAGAACCTCGGTCAACGTCTCTTTGCCCTTGGGCGTTCCAATACTCTCAATCGTAAACGGGTTCTTTACGTCCAAGTATACAGGAGATGCATCCGGGCTCGGGGCCGTCGCAGAAAACATGTTGTTCGCCGGGTTGCCGTACATAATAGCTGGATCACCAGCACCAGTCTTAATCGCTGTGTCCTGAAACGCACTGTTTGCAGCCATACCCTCAATGGTCATTTGCGGTGCGTCCGTCATGGCGCTAACCGTGTTCGTGCCAGTCAAGTTGCCAAACACACCCGAGATCTGCTCAATCGTATAACCACGGTCCAGCAGCGCACCAATCCGTTCAGGCGACATCTCACCCGTCACGATGCCACCGTCAGACGTTTCAATCATGTCTATCTCAGCGTCCGAGTAGCCATTGGCCTTCAAACCATCGCGCATACTCTTCGACAGCCGAGCACCACCAGATATCGCACCACCAACAATCCCGCCCAACATCGCGGCGTCCACCGTTCCGTCAAACATCCCGCGGTTCGGATCCCAAATACCCTGCGCCGTTAAGTTGTTTAGCGTATTGTTCAGACCCTCTTGTCCACCTTCCGTAATGATGTCCGTGAAAAATTCTGCAACCTGACTACCAAACTGCGGAGGAACAAAACCCAACGCACGAGCAACAGGTATACCCTCTAACGTACCAATAAGAGTCGCGTACCCCGTACCTTGGAGCGCTATCGCATCTGCTTTTTCTGGAGTATACAGTTGACCAGTGGCAGGATCTGTTTGTTTTAATGTGAACGCATACGCTTCGTCATACATCGAACCCGCGTTAACCAACGCACCACCTGTCGCCGCTAAAGTCGCCGCTAACGCAGGAGCCGCCGCTGGACCCGCCAAAAGAGCAGGAGCCGAAAGAGCAATAAACGTTATCGCACTGCCAAGGCCATTAAAAACTTTATAAGTACCTGAATCCGCGTTCTGGGGGTCACCAATAAGTTCGGAACCCTTCTCACGAATTGTATCGGCAAGAGCGCCCCAATACGTCGCATCCATCGGAACCCCAGCGGCTTTCATCGCCTCTATATGTTCTTCAGTCGCAGTGAGAATACGCTGCTGCTCGTTCTGAATGCGACCCTGTAACATCGAAGCGTTAATAGTACCAACAAGACTACCGTCGTATTCAGGGTTTAGCTGCACCTCAACTTCAAAATTCTCCAAATACTCCACAGGATCCATTGCCGAAATCAAACCACGAGCAATGTTTTCGTCCGACATCAAATCGTTCATTGCGTCTTGATACACCGAAAGCGTGTTTCCCGCAGTAGCCAGTGTAAACGCAAGAGCCTCCACCTCCGCAGCCGCTTGTTGTTTCTGTAAAGCACCAACACCAGTCAACCCAGAAGCAACAGAGTTAACTACGCCGTCGCCCAATCCTATAAAACCATCCTTTACCGTACTACCAAACGTGCCCGAATCCTCAACAACAACACCCGCACGGTTGCCCGGGGTCCTCGGCGCTGGGGCCTCCCCAACCTGTGACGCCGCTGCAAACGCAGCCTTGTTATCCGCAGCAGCCTTAAAGCCCATCGGAGAAAGAGCCTGAACCTCCTCCGAAATCTCCATGTCAGGTACGCCGTCCTTGTTCTCGTCCAAGAACATCTCGCCGCCAAACATTAAAGCATCAACCTGCGCCTCAAACTCAACCGTGCGCGGAGTATAACCAGCTTCCAGTACAGTCAACGATTGCCGCATCATATTGTCATCAACCGACGTGCCCGGAACCGAAGATATACGCTGACCATCAGGCGCAAAAACGGACATGAAACCGCTCTCGTCGTCGTACTCAACACTATAAGGCGTGTCCTTGTACGTCGTCGCGTTCAAAATCTCCGTAATGCTTGGAGAATCAAAAGCGCCGCCAGTAGTTACCGGATCACCATATTCCCCCGTGTACCGCGCCTCGGTAATCGAATTACCAACCTTAATCGCTGTCCCCGCTCCAGCAACAGGCTCCACATCCCCATCCACATTGGTGGTCACAACTTCGTAATTCTCAGGTTTCAAACGATCCACAATCTTCACGTCGTTCGATGTCGCCTCCGCAGGCGTGTCAAACGCATTCCCGTAACTGTCCAAAACCTTACGCTCACCGTCAACAAACGTCAGATCATAATACTGATCCTTGTCCGACGCACTCTCCTGCGCCGTGTCAACAGACTCCCAACTAGGCGTATTATACGAAATAGGTGGAAGACCCTCGTCACCAACGTAAACACGAACCAAATCATCCTGCTGGTTCGTGTCTATCCGGTAATTACTAGGATCCTCATACGACGCTACCTTGCGGTTAATAACAATGTCCGAAGCCGCCGCCTCCTCAATGTTATCAAACTTCTGACCAGCCTTGTCCGCAACAAACGCTTTACCACCCTCAATAACAACATCCAACGATGATCCGGGTTTCGAGGTGCCAGAATCAATAGCCGCGAAACTCGGAACCGTGTAGTTACCACCACTAGGCGCAGGCTCACTGCCAATGTACTGCTTGTCTAAATCCCCGCGCTCGTTACTCGTAATGATCCAATTCGACGGGTTATTCCAAGACTCCTGACGACCATACTGAACATCCGCGTTGTCACGAGCCGACTTCGTACCATGAGGATTACCAAACTGATCGTAATAGTTCCCGTCAACCGTAACCGCATTAGTCGGGGTCTTCTCGTCAAACACACTCTGAGGCAACCCAGCATACACATTACTCGTGTCCCCAGAAGTGGTGCCCGGAATAGTCAAAGTCTGACCAACCGAAATGTTGTTCACGTCCGATAACGCTATCCCACTCGCATTCGCTATCGCCGCAACCGTCGTACCATTGTCCAAGGCTATCTGACCAAGAGTGTTCCCACTCGAAACCTTGTAACTCGTGTCCGCTGGCGCATTGTAGTTGTCCTCGAACCCTTTGTCCGCCTGACCCGCCGCATAATTAGACGCCGCCGCCGAACCTTCGTTCCGGGCTATCGTCGCAGCAGTCCGGTCTATGTAGTCTTGGGTCTTCTCTTTAGCACCAATGCCCATTGCGACATCGTCAATTAATGACTCAATGAAACCTTTGTCGTCGTCATCGTCGTCGTTGCTACTACTAGTGCTACTGGTGCTGCTACTGCCGCCGCCGCTGAACAAATCACTCCAAAAACCCATGAGTATCCCCAATAAACTGATTTATGCATGTTTATATCAGCTTTCTTTGAACTTGGCGAGTACGGTTTAGTTTGCAATGAAATTACCCCCGCAATTTTTAGAGGGGGTAGGGGCCCCAATGGAAAAATACCCGAGTGAATTTATAAAACCAACAATATAGAAGGCCGCAGTTCCCTTGCACCCCCCGAAAAAGGGGGGTGGGGTCGGGGCGCGGGGCCGCGCCACGCCGCGCTGCGGCGCAGTAACCCCCAGCAATGCTGCGGTGCAGCGGTCAGCAGCTAGCCATTTTATTTTATAAAACTTGTAATTAATTGTGTTTTACCTGTTGACAATCCCAATTCCACGCCCCATAACTATGTTATGGCCCGTCACTGGGAGGGGCCAGTGTTCAACTAGAAAGGAAAGAACATGACAGCCAAAGCAACGCAACTAGGCCGGATCGCTGAGATCGAAGCCCAAATCAAATCGCTTACAAAAGAGCGTGATGAGCTTCGCGCCGATAGCGTAGCGTTCGGTTATGCGCGGTGGGAATACACCGTTCGTATGAGCGCCCCGTCTCTGGCATGGTGGAAAGAAAACCGCCCCAGCGTTTGGCATAAGTATGCCAAGCAAACTCGCGTCAAGAAATTCGTCGCGGTATAACTCAACAGGGGGCTGCGGCCCCCACCATTCAACAAGAAAGGAAACAACATGGCCTTACATTATGACATTAAAGACGTGAAGGCGGACTGGAATGATGACGCCATTTGGCCCATCACCAACGCCCTAATCTGGGGCACCATGTCAGTTGCTATGAATAGCATCACTGAGAAAGACTGGCGCGAGTTTTACACCCGCTGCCACATGATCGAGACCATTCACGGGGCGTGGTTGTTCTATGACCACAAACCACGGTTCATCACCCCCGATGACGTTAAGTCTCACATCGGGCTGCACACCAACGCTAGCCAGATGACGAATGCACGGTTCAAAACCAGCATTGACAAGCGGCTGCGACAGCAGGCTGTTGAGTTGCTGCGTAGATAAAACTTGTGTCCCCCTTGTGCATGGTGTACAAGGGGGTATCTCAATTAGAAAGGAAAAGAGATGGAAAATTTTGAACACACATTGCGCAACTTGGTTTGGCAGTTGATTGAAGAAAAAGTCAAAGCTGAGATTGAAAGCGAAGTTAGAGTGCAGCTACACACCAATACTTCAGAGCAACTCACCTATGAGTCCGAAGAATTTTCGGAAAAAGTCAACGAATTGATCGGGGACTACATAAACTACAACGTGAGTGTCAGCATTGACCACTGCTGAGATCAGAAAACAAAACAGGGTCCGGCTTATCGGCTGGGCCCTGTTATTATTTGGCTGGGTGCTGGTGCTGCTAATATTCATCACCGCTATCCAGTGTTTTGCAACAGGCTTATGCTTTAACTAAGAAAGGAAACAATATGCCACGAACAACATTCGGAAAAACTCGCAAGTCAGAGCAGCCATACGCTACATACGTTAGCCCCTATGGCTGGACATGGAAAGTCTTGAAGACTTACAAGCACTCGAGCGCCGAACGCAGCGACCCCTATGCACGGTGGTTTGTTGCGGCAACGTCACCCCACATGCCCGACGGGCAATATGAGATGGGCGATACATACGCCAGCGAAGTGACGCGCAACGGTGCGCTGATCGACGCTGACCCCGCATGGATGGATGAATACGGCGCACCAGTCATAGGATAACGAACCCCCCGCCCGAGGGATATCGGGCACTTTCCTTTGTTGAGAATGATGGGCCCGGGTGCGAAAGCGCTCGGGCCCATCGGCGCAGGGCGCAGGGCGCAGGGCGCAGGGCGCAGG